GATATAGTTTACACTTGCGTATAAAAATAAAAGCTGATACTTTAATTATACCCACATGGGTGAAAGACAGCATATGCAGTCAAAAGAGTGGGAGTAACTATGAATTATCTTGAAAAAGCTGTAATGAATACTATGTTGCCTGTTTTAAATGATAGAGATAAGCAATGGGATTCTAGTGAAGCTATAGCTAGAATAAGAGATTTTACAAATAGTAAAGATAAACCATCAGCACAATATAAAAGAGCTTTTTTATTTTATGATACTGAAGATGAAGAAAACTTTGGTGGTTATAAATTACCAATAGCTGATGTTGTTGATAATAAATTAGTAGCTATTCCAAGAGCTTTATTTGCTGTGGCAGGAGTGTTGTCAGGAGCTAGAGGTGGTGTTGATATACCTAATGAAGATAAAGATAAGATAAAACTTAAAATTAACCAATATTATGAGAGAATGTCCACTATGTTTAATGATGAAAATATGGAATCACCAGTAAAATTTGATGAAACAGAAATAGAGTCTAAATCTTTAGATATAAAAACAGAATTTAAGATTAAATCAGAAGATGAAGAAGAAGGTATATTTGAAGGATATGCTAGTATCTTCGGAAACAAAGATTTAGGTAATGATGTTGTTGAAGAAGGAGCATTTGTAAAAAGTTTACGAAAAAGGAAAGCTAAAAACGTAAAAATGCTTTGGCAACATAAAACTGATATGCCAATAGGAATTTATGAATCAATTTCTGAAGATGGCGAAGGTTTAAAAGTTCGTGGTCGACTTGCACTTGGTACACAAGGTGGAAGAGATGCCTATGAATTGCTTAAAATGGGAGCTATAGATGGTTTGTCTATAGGCTATAAAGCTGACCCTGCAAAGCAATATTATGATGATAGAAAAAGAAAAAGGCATCTAAAAGAACTCGACCTCATGGAGATTAGTCTTGTAACCTTTCCAATGAATCCAAAAGCACAGATTCAAGCAGTAAAGGGTGCTGACAGGACTATAAGGGACTGGGAAAAATTCCTTCGAGATGAAGGTAGTTTATCTAGGTCTGAAGCTAAGATTGCTAGTAAAGCAATCTCATCAAGTCTGACTGAACAATGGGATGTTGATTCTGAAGGCTCTAAACCGTTAGTTGATTCTATGAGAGAGTTAATTAATAAATTTCAATCTAAATAAGGAGTAGTTCTATGAGTGATAATATAACTCAATCTGAACTCCGTGAAGCAGTTGATGGTATTGGCAAAGCTTTTGAAGAATTTAAAGATGTCAACAACCAAAAAATAGCTGAATTGGAGAAAAAAGGCGCAGTTGATCCTATAACTGAGGATAAACTTGCCAAAGTAGAAAAAACTTTAGATGTTTATGAAGACTTTAATCAAAAGGCTACAAAAATATTTCTAGAGCAAAAAAACGTAAACGATAAGCTTGAAAAAATGGAAACTGCAATGAAAAGACCAGATGCAGGATATTCCAGCGAGCAAATTGATGTAACTGCTAAATCTTTCGAAAAACTTTTAAGAAAAGGTAAAGAAAGTTTAGATGAGATGGAATTAAAAACACTTACTGTATCAAACGATACATCAGGTGGTTATTTAGCTCCACCAGAATATGTAAGAGAAATAATCAAAAAAGTAACTGAAATTTCTCCTATCCGTTCTGTAGCACGTATCAGAAGCACAACTAATCGTTCTGTACAAATGCCAACTAGAACAGGAACATTTGCGGCACAATGGACATCTGAAATAGGTACAAGATCAGAATCAACAGGTCTTTCTTATGGCTTAGAAGAAATTGCGGCACATGAATTATATGCTTTAGTTGATATATCTGAGCAAGATGTTGAAGATCCAGTTTTCAACATGCAAGATGAACTATCTAATGAGTTTGCTACACAATTTGCAAAATCAGAAGGTACTTCTTTTGTTAATGGTACTGCTCAAGGTCAACCAGAAGGATTCATGGTAAATAGCAGTATTGCAGAAACTAATTCTGGTGATGGTACAGCTTTAACAATAAATGGTTTAATAGACCTTTATTCAGATGTTAAAACTGATTATGCTAGAAATGGTGTATTTACAATGAACAGAGGTACATTAGGTCTAATTAGACAGCTTAATACTGGTGCTGGTGGCTCATATGTATTCCAAGCAGGTTTCTCTTTACAAGTAGGTGTGCCAAATACTATTCTTGGACAACCTTACGTTGAAGCAACAGACATGCCAGACGTAGGAGCAGGAGCTTTTCCAGTAGCATTCGGTGATTTCCGAAGAGGCTACGTAATCGTTGATCGTATTGCTTTGTCAATACTTCGTGATCCATATACACAAGCAAATACAGGCTCTATAAGATATATTGCTCGTAAACGTGTTGGTGGACAAGTAGTATTAGCTGAAGCTATACGTAAACTTAAAATTAGTGTTTAAGGGAGATAGAATATGAGTATGATTGATTTAGCAAATAATATAGCTGTTTCACAAATTATTGACCCTGCTACTTTAACCGCAACAACCAATTCATCAGGTATTGATTTACAATTCGATAATGGTGGAATGATAATAGTAAATGTTGGCGAAAGTGGAGATACATTATCAGGTAGTGTTTATTGGACTTTAATATTACAAGATAGTTCAGATGACTCTACTTATTCCGCTGTAACTAATACTGATTATGTTACTTGGGGAACTGTAGATGGTTCAGGTATTTTCGCAACAATAGATGCGGCGGCTGAAGACGATAGTGTCCATAAAATTGGTTATATAGGACCAAATAGATATGTAAGGGTAGCTGTTACAGCAACTGGTACACATACTAATGGAACACCTATAGGTGCAAGTGGTTGTACTGCTCCAATTCATTTACCTGCTTCTGGCGGTAATGATGGAACACCAACAGGATAAATAAATATTAGAGGGGGGATTACCTTTCTCCCCTCTTTTTATTATGGAGATTAATTTATGAATATAAAAATGTTAAAAACAACAAAAGGAGCAAGTAATTCACTAGGTAATGAGAGTATGAATTATATTGCAGGTGAGAGCTATAATATGTCAGAAGCTTGGCAAGTATCTATAGCAGGAGTTTTTGTAGATGCAGGATTAGCAGAAATAAACTCTGTTAAAGAAACTAAAACAGTAGAACCAACAGAAACACAAGCAGAAGATGCTCCAGTTAAAAAAAAAAGAAAAAAGAAATAAGGTTTAAGTAATGTCAGGTTTAACAACAGTAACAGGGTATACAACAGACCCTATAAGTACTAATGATGTCAAATTGGCATTACGTATTCCTACTGGAGATGCTACACATGATACTTTAATAGGCGCTTGTAAAGATGCGGCTATTAGAACTTGTATGGAATATTTACAAAGAACTTTTACCACAGAAACATTACAATTAGGTGTTGATGCTTCACCATATAATAATTCTAGAGATTGGGATAACAATAGTTATGGTGCGTTACCTATGTCTGAAGGATTAACAACTGGTCCATATATGTCTATTTCAAATAGAGAGATATATCTACCCAGACCCCCTTTAGTATCTGTATCAAGTATTAAAACCTATGATGACAGCGACACAGCAACAACTGTTAGCGCATCAACATATTATGTAGATACACAATCACCAATAGGTCGTGTTGTATTAAGAACAGGATCAACATGGGATAATCTTTTACGTGTAGCTAATGCTATAGAAGTAACTTATGTTGCAGGATATGGTGCTAATGCAACGGATGTTCCTGCACCTATTCAAAGAGCTATGATTATTATGGCTACAAATTACTTTGAAAACCCAGAGCCTGTATTAAAGCAAGAATCTACAAATGTAGTGTCTGGTTTATTGCAATCATTATTAAGACCTTATCAAGTCAGCAGGTTCGGCATTGGATTTAGTTAATGGCAAAGAAATCTATTGCTGTAGGTGATTTAAGATACTCAGTTACCTTACAAAGCCGATCACGTTCAACCGACACAGGTGGTGGTTATACAAGCACTTGGGGTAATACTAGAAACTTATTTGCACAAGTAAAACCTATTAATGGTAATAATGCTATGGAAGGTGGTCGTATAGACAACACTTTAACACATGATGTTTATGTACGTTATTACTCTGATATAGATTATAAAGCTAATGGAGGGCAAATGAGGATTACATGGGATGATTATGGAACATCTAGACTTTTAGCTGTAAAATATGTTTATACTATAGAAGAAAGAGATAGATGGTTATTGTTTAAATGCTCTGAAGGTACAGATTTGGATTTATAATGGCAGGTATTACAATAAAAATAAAAAATGAAAGTCAATTTAAAGCAGATTTAAATAATAAATCTAAATCGGTAACAAATGCTATAATGCAAATTATAAATAAAACAGCAAAAGATATAAGGAATACAGCAGTTGTATCTATTATACAAAACTCTAGATCAGGAGCAGAAGTAAAAAGATATAACCCTACAAGAACAATAAGAATTTCCAAAGCAGGCGATCCTCCTGCTACGGATACAGGGTATCTAGCTAATCAAATTGTGATGAAAGTAGATGCCAATGGTATGGGTGCAGATGTTATAAGTAATGCAGATTATAGTGAAGCCTTAGAATTTGGCACACTTAAAATGCCTGCAAGACCATTTATGCAACCTGCCTTAGAAGAAAATCGAAAGAAGTTCGATACTAATATGGCGAAAGCTATAAACAAAGGATTAAAATAAAGGAGTAGAACATGAATAAAATAATAGATAGATTTAAAGAACCATCATCATATGCGGCTCTATCAGGAGTATTAGCAATGGGTGGAGTAATCATTCCTAATGATTTATTGCAAACACTAGCTATGCTTGGTTGTGGAGCTTGCGGTGCAATAGGTTTCATTAAAGGGGAAAAGAAGTAACATGAATAAGCTCATGGCATTCAATACGGATGGAGATTTATCAGATACTATAGATAAAGCCAGAGTTTTTGTTATAGTTGACGTAAATGTAAAACCAGTAGAAGTAAAATCAACTGGAATTTACATGCTAGAATTATATAGTGATGATTTTAAGATTGGCGATTATGTGATGGGAACAAGTAACAATGAAAATAAAAGTATTATTGCAGTTGCTACACCTACAAAAGATACATACAACCATGATGAAATTGTTGGTAGAATAATTGGTCGTCAATCTGAAAAAGTAGCAAAGGTTTTAATCTAATGGCATTACACTCATTTCCATTACAAGAAGCATTGTATGGTCGTTTAACAGGCGATAGTACACTTATGGCTCTTGTTACTGGTGTATTTGATGCTGTTCCAGAAGATACAGTACTACCTAGTGTTGTAATTGGAGAGGGAACAACTGTTGATAATGCAACAAAAACATTAGATATGAGAGATTATATTTTTCAAGTAGATATCTGGAGTGCTTATCAAGGCATGAAAGAAGCTGAAAATATAATGCAGAGAGTATATGCTTTATTGCATGAATATTCTCTTGCAGTAAGTGGAGCTATTCTGGTAGACTTGAGATGTGAGTTTACAACGCAAGTTTTAGAATCAGATGGTACTATTAGACATGGAATAATGCGATTTAGAGCATTTATAACTGATACATAATAAAGGAGAATAATTATGGCGGCACAAAAAGGTAGATCACTATTGATGAAGTTAGGAGATGGTGCATCTCCAGAAGCTTTTACAACAATAGGTGGTATGCGTTCAACAAGTATATCAATAAATGATGAAACTGTTGATGTAACAAATAAAGATAGTGGAGTTAATAGAGAATTATTAGCTAATGGCGGTATCCAATCTATGGCTGTAACTGGTTCAGGAGTTTTTACTGACTCTGCTTCAGAAGCAACACTTCAAGGAGATTTTGGACAAAGCACATTGACTAATTACCAATTCTTAATTCCAGACTTTGGCACTTATACAGGAGCATTTCAATTAGTATCTTTAGAATATGCAGGTGAGTATAATGGTGAAGTAACCTATTCTTTCTCATTTGAAAGTTCTGGTGCTATTACTTTTGCAACTGTATAATATAGGAGCATAGAACATGGCATGGATTAAATGTGAAATCGTTGTTTCAGATGAAACTGTTAATGGACATATAAGCAAGTCCAACGATACTGTAAGAATAACTATACCTTTTGTAAAAGGCATTGAAGTTGGTTCGACAGTAACTGCTGATGGCAAAGATTTCATTATAAAAAATATTACTAATGATGGTAATAGAGATGAAACTTTAACATTAGGAGCAGATAATAATGCAGAACAAATTTCGAGGCGAACTAAAGGTAAATCTAAATAATACTGAGTACAACACTAGACTAACACTAGATGGTATTATGAGGATTGAATCAGGCACAGGAAGACCTATTCTAAAGTTAGCAACAGAGCTTATGAATAGTAATCTTTCTATTACAGATTGTGTAACAGTATTATCAACAGCAATAAGAGCAGGTGGTAATAACTTAACACAAAAAGAAATAGGAAATCTTGCTTTTGAAGCAGGTCTTACTGAGGCAATAAGAGTTACAGGAGAAATTCTTGCTAATGCTATAACAGGTGGTAAGAGTACAAAGAAGGAGATGAAGAAGAAGATTCTGAAAAAAACGTAGAAGCGGTGTCAAATCAGACCGATTAGACTGGCAACGATATATACAAATCGGAATTGGAATGCTTCATATACCACCAAAGGAGTTTTGGGATATGAGTTTAATAGAATTAAATTTAGCCATAAGTGGTTTCCAAGAATTTAATGGTGGCAAAGAAGCTCCTATGCAACAAGACGACCTTAAAGAAATGATGGAGGTATATCCAGACTAATGGCAACTGTAGATAAACTCATAGTACGCATAGAAGCCGACATGAAGGACTTAAAGTCCAAGCTAAAAAGTGCAGAAACAGCGACTAAAGCATCAACTGGTAAGATGAAAGCAAGTTTTGCTCAACTTAAAACTTCAGTAGGAGGTGTAGGTAGAAGCATATTTAGCCTTAAAGGAGCTTTAATAGGATTAGGTGTAGGAGCAGGAATTAAAAGTCTAATAAATGTTGGCAGTAGTGTTGAAAGTTTACAGATTAGATTTGAAACTATATTTGGCTCAGTAGCAGAAGGTTCAAAAGCCTTTGAAGTTATGGCAGATTTTGCAGGAAAAGTTCCATTTAGCTTGCAACAAATACAAGCAGGTTCTGGAAGTTTATTAGCTGTTGCAGGAGATGCAGAAGAATTAGGCGAATTACTAGAGATGACTGGTACTATTGCCGCCGCAACAGGGCTAGATTTTAAAAGTGCTTCAGAACAAATCCAAAGGTCATTAAGTGCAGGTATTGGAGCGGCAGACCTCTTTAGAGATAGAGGTGTAACTGCTATGCTTGGGTTTAAAGCAGGAGTTCAAGTATCAGTAGAAGAAACTAGAGTAGCTTTAGAAAAATTTGCTAAAGATAATGAAGGCATAACAGATAAACTAGCAAATACTTTCGAAGGTACAATGAGTATGCTAGGTGATTCTGTATTTAGTTTTCAAAGAACAGTTAATGATGCAGGTTTCTTTTCTGCGTTAACAGCACATTTTACAGAGTTAAAAAATACTATAGAGAATAACAAAATTGCTATTACAGAATTTGCAGAAGATTTATCTGGAATTTTAATTAGTGCTATGAATGGATTAGTTACAGCAGTTAAATTTGTAGCTAAAAATATGGATTTATTAATTTTTGCTTTTAAAGCATTTGTAGCTATAAAAGTAGGAATAATTATATCTAATATTACATTGGCTCTTGGAGGATTAGTACTTGCTTTAAGAACAGCAACTGTAGCTCAATTAAAATTAAATTTAGCAATGAAAGCTAACCTTATAGGAGCGGCAGTATCTGTATTAGTATTATTTTCAGGAACCTTAATTAAAGCAGGTGAATC